AACAATCGATAAAATATCTGTTGCTGAAATTGTTTTATTGAAATTATATGGTGAAGCGAAAGAATAACCTGAAAAAATTCCTAATAAATTTCCACTATTTACATAAAAACCATATTCTATATCGGTATAATCATTGGTTATATTATTTTTAGAACTAATTCCAACGACCATTATATCATTTGGTGTTTCAACCTTAAAAGATAATTGGCAGTTTTCTACATAACTTTGTTTACTAAAAGCCTTTTTATTCCAAGCTGCTACCGATAAACCATCAGCAGATAAATTTCTACCATAAAAAGAAGTTTTTGTTTTGTTTTTCAAATTCCAGCTCAAAAAATCGTACGGCAATATGACCAGTCGCAAATTTGAGTTGTCATTTTCAAAAACAGTAAACGTGCTTTCTACCGTTTCATCGTTTATGACAGATAATAATTTTATTCTCTTACCTAAAACATCGGACTTCATTTCTCTATCAATATAAATATAATTATTTTTGAAATCTAAAGACAATATTTTACCAAATAGAACATTTGAATTTTTTAAATTATCAGCAATTCTTACTACATCTCCAATTTTTAAAAGACTAGCTTCAATACCCGTATTAAATGAAACTGTTTGTGATTCTAGCTTGCCAGTCGTTAAAAACCATTTACCTATTCTTTCAGCTTGAAATTTTGAAGTAATACCAAAACCTAAAATTTCTTTTTCTATAAGACCATATTTTTTTATCAAATCAGAGTCTTCTACATAAACTATTTTATCCTTAAAGTTATCTAATTTATCTAGATAAGAAACTTTCACTACAGAATAGGAAGATTCTAAGTTCGATGAAGCATAATTAAAGAATCCATTTTTTACATTTGAATTTGTAAAAACATATGTTGTTGCTTTTTTAACATCAGTATTCAATGAAAGCAAACCGTTCTTAAAATAAAAAATGCCTCTAAATACAGAAGATAAATCAGTTAATATTTTCAAACCTTCTGTTGTATCGTTTATGTATATATTTGCAGAAAACCTAGGTTCAAGAAATTCAGGATAATCAGGATGTTTTGCAACGCATTTTCCAGAATAAACGTTCAAAGAAGAATCAAAAATTCTTCTATTTCTGAAAGAAACAGAAACCTGTTCCGAAGCAGAGTTGAATGAGTTTACTGGATTAGAAAAACCGTCAATATAAGACACAGCAAAATTTTTTGCATTATCTTCGGTATTCAACACTGATGGATTTGATAAAATATATGTACGCAAAGATTCATAAAAACGACCTGAAAAATCAGACTCGATAAATTTTCTAACTCCAAAATCATTACACAATTTTATTTTTACTGTATTACTTGATTTTGTAACTGATAAAATTATTTTTTTGAAATTCTCGTTTATTGATTCTCCAAAAGTATTCTTGACATCATATAAATAAATAATGCTTTTCTCTGGATATCTAGATTTTATTACGCTAATATCTTCTGTTGACGTAAAAGTAATTGTATTATAGTCGGTTTCATCAATAGATAAAGAATTATCGAATAAAAAAGTATCTTCTTTGTATTTAGTGCTTGCGTTTGTTATCACCAATTCATCACAAAATTTAGAAATTTTATATAATTCCCATTTGTTTAAGTCATTTTCAGACAATGAAGTTTTTGCCAAACCATAACGACTATTTATACATAAATCATAGAAAATCCATGCTGGATTATCTGTCCATCTTATTGTTTTGCTAAAATTTCCATTCCAATCTCCAATATACTCTTTTACATCAGAATCGTAATTATTCGGAACATTTACTTTCAATAATTTACAATCAAAACTCCTTACAGGAATATTAGAAAAATGTTTTGCGCTAACTATATTACGACACAATGCCGAATACGGATACGAAAAACCTAAATCTACTCTTTCAACAACTGAATCGATAGAAAAACTCCTTGATTTATTTCTAGTATCACTTGATGTAAGTCTTTTTTCTACGCTATATACATTTATCAAATATTCTGGAAAATTACTAGCCAAATTTGCTGATCTATTAAATTTTATTTGAAAAGGAAGAACAACAGGCGTATTTTTTACAACAAAATAGCCTTGAAAAAAGAAATAATTTACTGTTCTTTCTGTTACGTTTGTTACAGAAATAACAAATCTAACATTATTACTAATTGCGCTACCATCGTCATTTAGACGAAAACAAGAATCTATTTTGACATTTACAGTTGCACTTGTTGCGTATTTATTTTTCACATAATGAGAAAAAGATCGCGCAATATTTCGTAAATGCATTGATTTTATATATAAATTTTCTTGTGTTTTATTAGTAAATTCTTGTGCAATCAATTTTTGTTGCTCGCTACTTATTTCTTCTATTTTAGGATCAAAATCTAAATCATAAACTCTAGAATCGTATTTATAAACACAACTACTTATATCAGTGAAATTATTGATTTCATCACCAAGACTTAATGAAAAATCCGCAGCCGATAAATTTAATAAATTTGTTTTTTTATCTTTTACAGCAACATCATTATAATAAACACCAAACGCTAAAGACGAATCTTTATTTTGAACAGAACTGTTCAAACCAATATAGTTTAATGTATTTCCATCTTGATCTGAAAGACCTTCTATAGGACCTTCAGACAATAAATCATTACTTTCGTAAAAAGATTCTGTATCTAAAGTTGAATCATGTTTTTCTGCCGCTGCCAACAAAACATCAAGCAAATTCTTTTCTAAATATATAGATACATTATTTATCGAAACCTGATTTGTTTGCTGAGTCTGTTGGTTTTGCAATAAATCTGGATTCAATTGAACAGATCCTTGCTGATTATCAAAAGGCAAACCGATAGTATTTTGACTATTATTTATTAGTTCAGCCGTTAAATCTAAAAAACCTGGTACATTATTAGACATAAATTATGTGGTAATTTTATTTATAAACGTAATATCATTTGCGATCAATATACTTCCAATTTTTAATCGGCCATATCCTATTGGAATAGGAACATTTCTTTTTGTTACATTTTCATAACCAGAAAATAATCTAGAGTTATTCTTGATATCTTTTGGAGCTTTTGGAGTCATTAAGGATGTAATAAGAAATTGGATACCAACAGATGCGGCAAGTAATAAAAGACCAAGAAAAAAACTTAGTCCAAAATCCGCGCTTAAAATAATAGGAACTACTTCTATTTTTGAATTCTTATTTAAAATTGGTGAATTCAAATACTCTGCTGGAACAGGTTTTTCATCAACATATATTACGAAATGACTCAAATAGTCTTGAAAATAACCAAGGGCTCGTACAAAATTACCACTATTCGCTTCAATCGCTTCGAAAACTTCATAAACGGTTTTTACATTTAATAACCAGTCTGTTTTCACATATCTTTCAAAAATACCATGTAATTTTACACTTACCATATGATATTATAGTTTACACTTCATTTCTTTAAATAAATCTCGATTATTATCGTATAATAACATATCTATATTATGGTATTTTTGATATACAATATCTGTTTCAGAAAAATCACAATTGCTAACATGACTATGAAAATAATACATGATAGTATATTCATTTTTTATTCGTAAATAATCTTTTGGAGATATTAGCGCAAAATGTTTTTTATCTGGATGTTTATTATCCACAGGTATAAAGTCTACTAAACCATCCTTTTCAACTATGAATCCACAAACTTCTTCATTTGAATTAAGATTAGAATAAGAACGCAATCTATCGAAAATTTCAGGTTCTAGATTCGTTGTTATCATAAGGAAAAGTTGCTGGAAACGCTCCAAAAGGCAAGTATGGTAAATTCTTAGATAGCGTTGATGTACCGAATTTAATAGTATTGGTATTGTCGTTATATCTTAATCTACATCCTCTTAAAGTTTTTGAACATTTATCTTGAACCCAAACATCTGTATTTTGCAAAGGAAATTTATTTTTATTATTCAATACACAAACAAAATAATTTTTTGGTCTATTCAAGGCGGATAAAACAGCTTCATCGGTCTCCAAATTAATTTGTGAAATTGAATCTGTATATACAAAATCACCAGCCACATATGATATAGTAGAGGACCATTGACCTTTATAAGTTAAGGATGTTAAGTTATAACTTCCATTATAAGGTATATCATACAAATCACCTGAATTTGCAGTATTTACTTTTCTTACAAAAACTTTATCATTTTCATCAGCCACTGGAACCCCTAAGTAAGTATTGAAAGAGCCATTTATAGGAACTGGCAAATTTGGACCTGAATAATTTTTATTATTTCCATAATTACATCCGTAACATCTATAATTCCAAGCACATGTGTCATTTGTTACTTTTCTTGCTGGTATAGATAACGACTGTATATCTACTTTCGTAACCAATTCCAATTCAACAAGATTAATATTTTCTGCTATTTTAGAATTTATTATAAACTTATCATACGCAACATATGTATTAAAATTAGAAATCCCATAAGGATTTATTCCATTTTCAAAATTCGATAAATCCAGATCTTTTGCCAAAACCTTTTTTCTATTAAACATTTTACCGATCAAATCATTTCTGTCTTGCAGTATTCTAGAAATATAATTATTTATATTACCAATTTGAATTTTTGGTCTACTCTGCCTGCCATCTGAATTTGTTTCAAAAGACGAAAATTCACACGGTATAAAAATATATTCCTTGTTTTGAAAAAATATATTTTTATTGAAATTTTTAGAACCATGAAATCGCAAAAAACCTTCATTTGCTTCTAGTTCTATTTCAAATAAATCAATTATTACATAATTATTAAGTTTGAAAAAAGTATTCATTTTATGTAGAGATGTAACCAGCTAAATTAAAAACGTTTGGCATTCTTATTCTAGAATTTATACTTAAATAATCATTAGCAGAATTACCAGAAAATAATTTAATATAACTTTGTAATAGATGGTTATTTATCTTTTTATTCTCATCGTCAAATAGTATTCTATTATAACAAAGCAAATCAAAAAACGTTGTTGTTATCCCAGATCCATCCGCATCGTTATTCTCAAGTTTAAATGTTGTTCCAGAAATTGAAGAAAGAAAATTAGAATTATTCCTGAAAGCAGACGGTGTTTCCGTGTTTAAATCGTAAGATGTATGCAATTCTCCATTTACATAAATAGAATAAACCGTTCCATTTCTTTTTATGTTTAATAAGAAAGGATAAATATTATACGAAGATGTATCTAAGCAACTAGATAATTGATAATAAGAAGATGAGCCAGATTTATTGAGTAAGAAAAACTGGTCAGCATTTGTGTTTTGTATTTTATATTCATACAACAACGAAAAAAAGAAATTAAAAATATTTGATTCTTTTGTATAATTATTTATAATATTTGATTCTTTTGTATAATTATTTATATTTGTGCTAGAAAAATTTCTGAAAAGAATATTTTTAGAACTTGAATTAGCAAATACTTTATACCAGTTAATCATACTAGAAAGTTTGGTTGGATTTATTGTTGATCTATTGAAACAACCAATAATATACATATCAAAATTTTTGACAGGATCAGAAAAAGAAGATATGGTTCCAGAAAGAGACGAGTTTTTTATTGTTAATGATCTGTAACCAGTTGAATTATAATTAGATGAATATGTCAAACCTGCTCCAGTTACTGCATTTAATGTAAAAATTGTTGAACCATTTTTGTTTTTGGCGGCCCACGAAGATGAACTTGTTAAAAATCCATTTTCTAATCTAAAAATATAATCTGATGGTATTTCGTTATTATAATAAGATAAACGAACAGAAGAATTATTATATTTTTTTATCAAATTACCAGCAATAGACGCAGGCCCCGGCATCGGTTTAAACTGAACAGCATTTTGTGAAAAGTTTCTTAAAAACCCATAACCTGAACCATCTGCAATTATAATAGATTCGCGATATTTATTTTGTTTACTATTATAAAGCCAAATTCCCTTAGAACCATCTTCTCCATAACCAGATTGATTAGAGAATATAGAACCAATATTCACATTTTGAATTGTAGCGTTTCTAGAAGCTTGAAAACTATAAACAAGATCATATTTAGTTGCTTGACCTAATTTATTATAAGCGCCGTTCAAATAATAATAAACATAAGGATCTGATGAAGTGCCATTATAGTATGAATTATAGATTATTTCTTTATACACAGATGCCAAACCAGCTTTATTGCCACCGCCTCCAGAGCAAAGAAAAGAATTTTTTTCTATATATATATTGTATATAAAATCTGTTTGATTTGTATTTGTTTTTGCATTCAATAAAAAGACGTTTCCCCCGGCCTGAGAATCAGAGAAAGTTGAATTTGTTTTATTGTATTCAGCAGTTGTTTTATTTATAAAGTTAGTATCATTGTATTTAAGTTCAGAACCAATAAACGTATCACCACCCTTACCAAAATTACCGAGAACTCTACAAGTGCTAGGAATGTAAAAATTTATCAAAGTAGAACCATTTCCTGTAAAATTATTAAGAACAACATTATTCAAACTAACAGCATAATTATTATAATCAGAAGAAACAAAAAAAGAATTATCGGGAAAAAAGACATTGATCCCTGAAATAAAAATAAATTCATCAGAATTATTATTAGTTTTTATTATCTTATCAGATAAATCATAATTTACATAATTTCCTTGCTCTATATAAACATCCAGAGCTTTTTTTTCTATTTTTATATTTACAACAGTACCAGAGTTTCCATTAATTACTTCTTCAGATAATTGATCACTTAAATTATCTACGCCTGTTGCATATATACTAACCCCAGTATTATTAGTAGAAGATGTGTATATTCTTGCGTAATAATTAGTATTAATTTGTAAATTAGGAAAATCGCTTTTCGATATATTTTGAATAATTTCTGATTCTGGAAAACCATAATAAGTTGCAAATCTTGGATCATCTTTATTATTTCTTGGAATTACTATGTCTTTAGAATAATCAATGGAACTAAAATCGCTTACTGTGGACAAATCTAATCTATAACCAGTAAAATAATAATTTTTCAATAAACCTGTTCCAGAAGGAGGAAGCCATCTAAAATCATAACTTACCTCTACTTTTTCTGGATTATATTTTTTTAATGCAATAAATTTTCTTACAGAGCCAGCTGTATTAGTAATTATTCTAGATCCAGTTATATTTATAGTAATTAAGCCGCTTGGATCAACAGTACCATCTTCAACAGATTCGCTAAAAATGGTTATCTGCGACGTATCCGTTGATGTCGAAGCAACGATTGTTGGTTTATAAAAAATATCAAACTTCTTTACCGAACCATTATTAATAATAAATTCATTTTCAGAAACCGAAAAAATATCAGTATTATTTAATACATCTATTTCATAAGAAATATCAGAATTACCGCTGTTGTAGATAAATACCGGAAACGATGAACCAAAACCAGTTAAACATTCACCAATATGCTTACCTGTTGTATTTACGTATATCATAATTGTATAATTGTATTAAAAAAGATATCAGAATCCGTCAAGCCTTTGAATTCTAAAAATTTGATCGAAATATCATGATTGTTCTTGAATTTATATACATGACTCCATTCTGGTGCGTAAACATTTATCTTTTTATTATAAGGACTCGGTAAAGTCATTTCAAAAATTTTAAATCCAGCATTAACATCTAAAAATTTTAATATAGCTTGAGCTTCTTTATCAGATCTACTACTTAAATTATAATTTAATTCAAGATTAGTTTTATTAATTCCATAATTTTCAAAAGAAGCGGCAGAAGATTCAAATTCAGTTTTTACTAATTTTGGCGAAATTGGAATTTCAAAATCTAGATCGGGTTGAAAATAAAAAGATTTGGTAAACAACGAATTATTGCCTGTTGGTCTTTGATCATGAGTCGGAACTGTGTTATCCAAACCTGTATACCAATAATAACCTTTATCTGATTCTACAGATGATAAATTATAAACTACATCATTCTTAAAATATGCCTTATTCTCATCAAAAAAAGATGTTACATCTTTTCCAGTTACCTGATAACCTCTATAATCTAAAGTAGAATCATAAGCTGATATGCATTTGATTGAAATATTATTTATATTAGCCTCAATAGAATTATATTGCAAATCCGAAAAATAAATTTTTGAATTATTTTTATACGGGAAAAATAAATCAATAGTTACATTCTCATAAGAATCAACAATTGTTTTTGGAGTGTATTCAAAAGAATTCTGAAAAAAACCGATCAAACATTTAGCTTGAGCGTCTGTCAAACCATCATATTGCAAACTAAAATTACTATTTAGATTATTTATATTTGGTATAACATTTGTATAATAATTATCACCATAATCCATTCTTGCTGCTTTTGTAGAAAAATTAGCAGAACAGCCATATGTTTTATTTAAAACAGAATCAATATTTTTAGTCAAATATTCTGATCCTGATATATTTATTGGTGAATATCTATAATCCGAGGCTGTAAAATTTGATTTAGCAATATATAATCCATCGTCGTTTGTAAAATGTTTTTCAAATAAATATTTTTCTATAGCTAAAATATCATTATCAGATGGTACTTTCGCAAATCCAAGCACTTCATAATACGATATATTAGATGCGTCGTAATTATATTGAGCATTCAAACTTGAATCTGCATGCGCATTATAAGACGATCCCAATCTCAAGCCACTACAGCCAGAATTAAAATGTTCAGTAGTGAAACTCAATAATTCAAAACCGTTGTTGCGTAAACGTAAATTATTTGTATCATTATTTTTTATTATTGATACAATATTTTTATTTTTGATTACATTTGCTGCTGAAAATGCAGAGTTAGCTGTCGAAGGAGAATTTTCAGACTCACCAGTTGGATTGATTATAAACTGCTGAGAAGAAGATGGAACATTATTATTCCAACTGTATATTTCATTATTCCCAGAAACAGAAAGATAACCACTAGTCGCGCAGTTTGTTGGATATCTAGTATCGGAATACAAATCAGTATCTATAATAGTCGCTATATTTGGTTTTATCGTAGATCCATAATTACCTTGGCGTAGACTTTCGAATTCATAAACAATAAACCAGCAACGATCTCCTGTCAAAAATCCAATAAAACCATCGCCAGTTGTAGATAAAAAATTTACTTTATACGGTAATGAATCTATAGAAGATTCGAATGTTATACAGTTTTTATATTTATCATAAAAAGGTCTAGTATCAGGAGATATATTTAAGTTCAATAAATCTTGACCTATTTCATGTCCTACAGCAGAATTATACCATGTATAAACTCTACCAGAAGAATCAAATTCTAAATTATTAAGATCATCTAAATTATACCAAGCGTATAAACCTGACAAATTTAATGGATCTTTAAAGTTGCCTGTAAAATATTCAAAATCAACTAAATCATATTTTGAATAAGAAGATCCAATATCAAAATCTTTTATTCCCGTTATTGAAAACTGCGTATCTAAAAACTTACTCATAAAGTATTTCGTAAAGGAGCTACTCTTTGACTTATTGACAAAGTACTTTGCAATATGCCGTTTACATCTATATTTAAAGATCTTGAATCTATTTTTCCAGATATTTCGAAAGTATTCAATAAGTTATTTTGATAATCTTTTAAATATAAATTACATAAAGTATTGGTTCCTTCAATATCAGAAACATTAGATTTTCTAAAATAATTACCATCTACTGATACTGATTTAGCTCTATTTATTTTTGCGACTCTAAATGGTGTTATTTGATCGTTTGCAAAAAACGGTAATCTATCACAACTTTCTTCATAACTATATGAAAAAATTTCTGAAAATCCAAATACATTAGTAGAATCTAATATATATGAATTATTAGAATGAGATATTTGCGACAAATACTCTACAGGCCCACTAGGACCACTAGGGCCTCCAATCAATTTATTAGATATATTATTTGTGCTATTTGCAGTATTTATTTTACCATACCAATCAAAATTAGCAGACAATAAAATTGGTGAAAATTGACTCGCAGTAAAACTTAAACTCTTAATATAACAATCATTAATCGTTATACCGCCAAAATTACAATCAACACTCGATTCTGACGATCCTATTACATTTAAAAAATTTGGCAAAGAACCCGTTAAATAAAAATCTGTAGATAAACTTCCTATAACAGTTTCTTGAGGCGCGTATCTCAATAAACTTCCATCTGCAATTAAAATAGGTTGAATATTTGATTGCAAAGAAATTTTAACTGAAGTAGAAAAAAAAGCACTACTATTTATTCTAAAATCAAGATTTTCATATTTAATGAATTTAGTCATTATATTACAGTATATTTGATAGAACTAGTTAATTTGACCGGAATATTTAAGGTTGAAAAATCAGATTTAAAAAGTCTATACTGTAATAATTGACCTGAAGTAAAAGTCCCTAAAGACGGGAAAATAATTTCAGCTACCTGATTTGTACTCAATGCAACAGTTCCGCTGCATTTAACATTGGCGTAATCACCAGTTGTATTTATATTATTATATCCATTTGTAGTTGTAGTAGATGGTGTAATTGCATAAAATTGAAAAACAATGTTTGATGATATTGTATCAGAAGTAAACAACTTTACTCTTTCGAGCTTACCACCATACATAGATACTCCAAATGGAGAATCATTATTAAAATTTCCACTACTGGTAACAGAAGAACCATTAGAACCGAAAGGATCTATATAAATATTAGAAGTACCAGTTAGCATTGTTTTATACACTTCAATAAATTGACCTTTGCAATATGAATTATTGGTTGTGTATGATCCATCAATATCAAAATTTCCAGCAGTTGTTAGTTTTGCTGCAACATCTGGACTCGCGCCAAAATAACCATTTTTTATAAAAACAAAACAATCATTATCAGATACACCCAATGCAGAATCATTATATAAATTTCCAATTGACCATTTTGGAGTATTCGCTACAGCATCAAAACGCGAAAAAGTTACTAAGCTATTTCTATTCGCAGTTGGATCTAAAGATACGTCTTTATTAGCAGCGATTACTATTTGAGTAGAACCTTGAACATTTGTGCTTTGAAATGAAGCTGTAGTATATGCGGTTGCGCTTTCTGTAGCAACATCAAGTCTATACTGAGGACCAGTGACGCCAAAACCAAAATTTCCTTGATTATCAAATGTTAGATTATTTGTATTTAATACATTTGAAAAACCAACATAAGCCTTATTAGTAAATATACCATAATAAGCTATATTTGTTGTATTTCTTAATCCTATAACAGTTCTAGTTGAATTTGTTTGAAACCTGCTTATCTCACCAGTTATATTACCACTAGCATGTAATAAATATTGTGGATTTGTATGGCCAAAACCTACTTTTGGAGACAACAAATCATTATCAACATAAAGCGCATTACCACCTAATCGTATATCAGCTAAATTGCTATAATTTATAGATAAAATTTCATCAACAGCATTTGTTTTTATTTCACCATTATAAGGATCAAAAATCAATGAATTGCCAGAATTTTGAAATTCACAAAATTCTCCACTAACTAAAAATTTTCTATTCAAAGACCCCGTTGTTCCATGCATTGCAAAATTACCGCTTTGATCAACAACCATTAAGTTTGTGAAAGTTGATCCATTATCAATAGATGATTCTAAATATAATTTATTATCATTAGGTTTTTTAGCGAATTGATAATAAGTATTAGGATCAGATATTGATATACCGATTTTTCTAGCCGCATTTGATGTAGATAATCTTATTTGACCAGACCCATTTGTTGAACTTGTGTTATCATAAATATCTAAAGAAACATATGGAGTTTTATTATTTAAACCGACAAATCCATTTGCACCACTGACAGTTAAACCAAAAAGCCCAGCACTTTCATATAAGGAAATACCACTAGCATTTTGAGCGGAGAAATAATTAAAAGATTTAATAAACTCCGATTTTTGTATTTTATTGTTGTTCGTGGATGACGAATCACTAACAAGAAAAATATCTGTATCTATTACGGCGCTACCTAATTTTGGAAACAAGTCTGAAAGTGTTGACATAGATTAATTTAAATATCCTTTGTAATTTAATTTTACACTTAAAACATCATCAGCATTTGATGAAAATTCTTGATTAGTTAATTTTAAAGAATTATATGATTGCGTAAACAAGACAACACCAAGAGCTTTTTGGGCAACAACCAAATCTCCTATACCAATATTTAAAAACTGAGATGAGCCAACAGATAATTTCTCATCTTCAAAAACAACTCCTTTAATTAGAATAGAAAAAGAAGCATTGGTATCACTATTTAATTGTTCATAAACTTTTCTAGCAGAATAATCGTCTATTTCTAAAGTAAAACTTGCGTTTATTTCAATTGGAAAATCTGATAAAACTTCATAAGGAACATAATTATTTGCAGCTTGAAGAATATAAATAGGTTTTTTTGGACAATTGATTGAATAATCAAAACTGGTTATTCTATTTGAAGCTGATCCACTACAAGTCAATATTATATCTTTGACTTGAGGAACAGTCATGTATTTTGTTTGCTGATTACCAAAAGCAGAAAATCCAGAACCAATATCGCCAAAGACTTGTATATTTGCTGAAGTTTTAGGTATTTCTCCAACTGAACACGATAACCCAAAAGAATTTAAATAACCACTTTGAAATCCAATTGATTTACTATTATAATTAATGCTAGCAGCTAACGGTATAGCTTTAAGATCGTTTTTCTGACCCGTGTAATTCAAAAAGGGTTCATTGTATAATAAATATTTACTAATATTGAATTCTGCATTTGGAACTTCAGCTATAACTTGTTTATTATAGCCAATACCTATAGTATTTATTGGCGTATAATTAATTGAATAGCCTCCATCTACCGATATAACACCAGATATCGCTTGCCCATCAAGATAAAATATATTTTCGTAATTAGATATTGCGTTTTTCATAATTATACTTTTCTAGTACCCGCTAACGATCCACCAAATCTTTGTTGATCGCGAATCACATTAAGAACCGCGCCATATATTCTATCATTTAGATTGTTTGATAATTCAACATCTTGTTGTTTATAGGATGTATTATTTGCTCCCATTTGAATAGTGCCATCTCTATTTACAGTAGTATTGAAATTGAATGAATTACTTGCGTTACTATTATTTACAACATTAGAATTATTGGCAATAGAAGACATACCGCCAGATTGCATTCCTGTTCCATATTTTCTAACCATTGGTGAATTATATAATCCACCTTCAATATAACCAGGAATTGTATCAGATAAGCGAGAACCGATTAAACCTCCGGTTTGACGACCAGTCATTACGGCTTTTCCATTTACAATTGTCATCATTTCTGGACTTGTTCCAATTGCTTTTTGCAACGCTGAAGGTTGAAGTAATTTTGTTACCCCTGCTCCTAGGCCAATAGTTGCTACACCAGCAACCAATGAACCTATCATTTGCGCTCTTTGCGCTTGTCTTGCGCGTCTTTTTTGTCTAGCTTCTTCAGCTTTTTGTATTTCAGCATCACGCAATTCTTTATATAATGAACTATTTTCTAGTCCAAAAGTTGTCATGCCTTCTTCCATAGCTTTGATATCACTCAATTCTGCATTGAATGATCCGCCACTAGCGAATCTTGGAGCCATAGAGAAATTAAGTGTATCTAAAGCTGCTGGACCACCCATAGCCATTACCGCTCTTCTATTTAATACATACTCACCATTTTCTAATAAAGCTGGATATTTATCTCCAGAACCTGTTCCAGAAATATACATGCCTGACTGTGCGCGAATAATTCCTCCTTTTTGAGCTTTAAATAAATTTTCAAAACCAAAACTACCAAGAATTTGACGAGTACCAGCTTGCATTAATGTTGTACTTATAGAATCTAAGAAATTTGCAGCAACACCCATTAAAGCATCGCCTAAATTATCAGATTCTCTTATAGCTGCTTTAATACCATTAACCATTCCATCAGCAAACATACCAGGAAGATCTCTACCAAGCTTGCCAATCATTAAATTACCTTCATCACTTAAAGATGATAATCCAGATTTCAACTGTAATCTAAAATTTCTAGCTTCTTGCAATCTCTTAATTTCAAGACTGTATACATAATCTGCTGTTTTTATGTCTTCTTTATTTTTTTCTTTTGAAAGATTATAGGTTGTATTTGCTGCTTTAATTTGTTCTTTAAAATTTTGTCTATCAAAAGGATTGATAAAACTAGTATCAGATTTTTCTACAAATTCTTTTATTTTTTGTAGACGTTCTTCTAAAGTAAGATTTTCAGAAATTAATGATTGTTTTAAAGTTTCCAAAGAGCTTATCGATATATTATTTAATTTTTTATTTAAATCAGCAATCATAGCCATTGATTGATTGACTTGATCTCGTTGAGCTTGTTGAAATTCTCTATCTATATCTAATCTAGCAGATTGATCGCGATATTGAGCAGATTGAAATGGTTTTCCAAAAAACTCACTCATTCTACCTTGCTCTTCCAAAGATATTTTTCTTCTTTGAATTTGAGCAGTTATTCCAACTTCTCCTAATCTGCTCTTATTTAAATAATCATTAATATCTCTTTCAATTTTTTGTTTTAAACTGACGAAATCACCAAAAGTCGCTGCCATTCTTGTAGCAGCTTTTTTACTAGATTCTTGTGAAGCATCTAACTCATCTAAAAATTTTTTAAAATCATTTAATATAAACTGACCTTTGAAATTACCAGTTTGTCCAAGCTCTCTTATGCTAGTTATCAATGTGTCTATATCATTTCCCTCTACCCCTCTATCTATTAAAATAGATCTTATTTGATTTAATGCTGATTCTCTATCTTTTGTAGCTCCACTTTTGCCAACGGTTTGAATCAAACCAAATAGTTCATCATCTGGTTTAAAAATTTTTTTAAAAAATCCAGAAATATCTGCTCCTCCTGAAAGTTTCAAATATTCTGATGCAACATCAGACATTTTATAATTTTGAATTTTTCTAGGACCAGATTCAATCGCCATATTAGCCGCCATTCCAACAAGCGATAATGACGCAAAACTTTTTGCTACATATTTTCCTATATCTAAACCTTGTAAACCTAAATCAATTCCTTTTTTCAATCCATTCATTATAGAATCTTGTAATTTCTGCGAAGCTTCTTCGTAAACTGTATTTGCAGCTAAAATATCACTATCTAATTGCTGTTGTTTTTCGGCATCGCCAAAACCAAAAAAATTTTGAATATCTAAAAATTGCTGCTTAAAACCAAGTATAATCATTCTTAACGAAGAACCTAAATAATCGCTTAAACTTGTAAATGAACTTTTCAAACCATCTATAAAATTAAAAAATGGATCTTTAATTCTATCAACGATAGTTGTAAATATCGTACTCGTACTTTTGACTATGTATTTAAAACCATCAACTATTGCAGTGCCTAAAGTAGTAAATGCATCTACAGTCATATTACCAAAATCTAAAATAGCTTCACCAGCTTGTTGTTTAAATTTATCAAAAAATGAAACTTCTTTACCACCCTTTGTTAATTTTTCAGATGCTGATAAAATTGCTGTTTGCGTAGCAGCTTTTTTGTTTATATCTGAAATTAAAATATCTAATTCTTTAATAGATTTACCTTCGGTAATACTATTTAAATTTTTAGAAGAAAGACCTGAAAATGAAGCAGCTAAATCTCTTGTATATTTTGATTTAGATATTTCATCTCCACTTTCAGTAGCAAGAGCGAGTTGCTCTAAATTATTTTTATAATCAGTGATAGCATTTGTTTGTTTAGCATTGGTTTCAGATATTTTTTCTTTCATTTCTCCAATACTTAACTTAGCAGCTTTTGTCGCTTCTGAAAATGCAATCAAACCTCCAACAGCAGCACCTATCGCTGCACCCCAACCAGGTAAAATCATATTTCCTATAAAAGCACCAGTAGAAATAGATGTAATACCAGTATTAGCAAAACTTTGTTTTTTTCTTTCTGATTCGGTTAATTCATAACGTTTTTTATCTCCATAAGCAAATTGTGAACCAACTGCTCCAGCTATTTGTGGCATTATCATTGCTAATACTGGATTAGCAAAAGCTTTAGATAATCCACCACCAATTTTTGAAAACATTCCAACATTAGGCCCGGATGATATAACTGGAGGTTTTGATCCACCAGATGACTGCCCTTTACCAAACATACCACCAAAAGATGATTTTAAATTATTAGACAAATTTCCAACTGATGTTTTAACATTTGCAGAACTTGTTTTTAGTTGAGCTGTCGCAGATTTTGACGCATTTTCTATAATATCAGCGAAATCAGCCCCAAAAACAGCTATATATTGATAAGCGTTATTAATTTTTCTTAAAGCATCTTTAGCTAATTTTTCAGCTTCAGTAGCAATTTGTTGAGGATTAAAAGATGCTGTTCCACCAGTATTATTAGTTTGTTGGGATTGTTGATTTCTTTGAATTCTTCTTCTAGCAGATCTACTATTTGCAAAATTAGGAATAAAACCATCATTCATTAATCCAGCAGCTTTCTGCCCTCTCATTGAATCACTCAATGCATTAACTAAACCACCATGGTCAGCAATTGCGGAACTAAATGTTGGTTGACTGCTATTTCTAATGTGTGGAAAAGGCTTTGTATCAAAGATGGCTTTATTGCCACTCATATTTTCTTCAAGACCCATTACCGCTTGTTTATATGCAAAATTAGGTATAAAACCGTTAGCAAAAGATTTTAAAGTAAGAACCGCAGGATCAACCATTTTCAATATTTGATCTTGATATTTAATAAGATCTTGCATTGTTGAAGCCTTAACAATATTTTGTCCATAATCCCCAGAAATAAACGTTTCTCCACCTAAACCTATGCGTTTAGCGATTTGAGGATATTTAGCTTTTAATCTAGCCAACGGATCTTTAACTTTTGATGAATCAACCGATCTATTCTGGGCAAGGGCATAACCAAATATTCCACCTTTACCTTTGATACTATTTGCAATGTCACCATATAAATTAGAAGCATTTCCTTTTCCTTTAGTTGTCAAGTCTTCGATAGAAACGATATCCGAAGGTTTGATTTTTCTACCTAGAGTTTTACCAAAAAATTCAAGATCTATAGGATCTGTTTTTCCTAATGTTGCCGTTCCAAAACGAGATTTAAATTTTGCAAAATTAGGTATACAACCATTTGCAAAAGATTCCCATTTTTGAACTCCATGAACTCTTTCGCGATACGCTAGGAATCTATCAACACCTCCAAACATTTTTAATTCATCTGGAGTTATACCTCCTAAAATTCTCAAAGATTTATTATCTTTTACAAATGTTGTATATCTACCATTTTCATAAATAGCTTTTATTCCTTCAGATAATTGAACCGCACCAAGTTGACTTGATTTATCTTGTATTTCTTTTATATTTCCAGAACGTAAAGCGGCGTCAACATCTTGAACAGGCGAAAACGATGATGCAGACGCTCCTCTAGAAATGAAAGCTTGTTTTAGTTTTTCAGAAATATTTTTAGCTTGATATACTAATTTACCATTATAATTAGCATATTTGATAGCTCCAGTACGTGGACCTTCAATAGAGTCCCAAGCATCAGAATGATAAACATCATTATATATTCTACCATCATTGAATGCATAACCTTTCATCAATTGAGAAAAATTAGGTATAAAACCTTTATTTTTTGTAAATAAAAACTTCTTATCAGCATGATCTGGAAAATCAACACCAAGCGCACCATCTAAATAACCACTTGCAGATAAGAATTTATTAAGCTTTTCTACACTAGTAGCATTCAAATATCTAATAGCATCACCATCCAAAGTTTTACCAAATAATTGTTTTGATTGTATTGTGCGAGATTTACTGATTGGTTGTAAAATTGCATCAATTTCTGTTGGTATTAAATCTGCAAAATTAGGTATAAAACCTCTAGCAGCAGACATCGCTAAAAATGCAGGATCTTTAACATATCTTTGGAGCAACATGTTTGTTTCTGCCGATAATCCTTTTACAAGATCAGGATTATTTTTGACCATTTCTGAATAACTTGTTCCAGCTAATTGAATGAAATTTTTACCAAATTCTGAAACTAGTTGATTTTTATCTCCAATTTCATTGAAAGCTATTATAGATTCTTTTATTTTAGCTGCGCCTGCTGGATTAGCTTTAACGTATCTTTCATATTTATCATTTAAATTTTTAGAAATAGAACCTGTCAAATTAGTTTTTGGATAACCTTTAAATTCTAAACCAACATCACCTAAGAACGCATCAAATGCAGATTGTTTTTGATCGGTTCCGGGCTGATTAACATATCCTCTAATTAATTGATCTTTTATTTTTGGTTGTGAAACTAATTGCAAAGCCTTGAAAATAAAATCTTCATATAATGGAGCAAAAATATTAGGATCACCATCTGTAGCAGCTTTTTCAAAAGCCTTGCTTCTAAATTGACTTGATCGGAAAGTATCAGTATCACTAGCTCTAGATATACCCAATGTAGGTTGAATAGAATCAAAAGCAGGATTGCCAAATTTTCTAAACCAAGGAACTCTAATTGCGCTAGTAGGAGGAGCAAAATTAGGAATAAAACCATTAAAACTTTTTCTTTTTTGAGATAAATAATATTTTATATTACTAGATACTATATCTGCTGTATCATTGTTTTTATATTTAATTCCAGATCCTATTCCTATAGCAGTTAAAGCCTTTATTTTTAAAATTCTATCTGCAATATTTTTGCTTAAAACTTTTACTTCTGCAAAACCCCCTCCTGGAATTGAAAAATCGGCTGCTTCATAATCTTTTAATTTTTTATATCCGTATTTCATTGCAACATCTCTTTCCGCCAAAGCTCCAACAATTGGATTTATTGTTGAGCTTGTTTTTTTTGTAAAATATTTTTCATTTAAATCTTTGCCATAACCATTTGTGATATCTTTAATATAAGCATTTGCCGCTGATAAACCTTTAGAATCAAATATTTGTTTAGCTAAAAGGTAAATATTTTCTCCCTCATCTCTATATTCATTATAACCTTTTTCTAAAGAAAGATTTTCAATATCTATTGCTTGTAAATCAAAAATCCCACCGGCTCCCATATCATAATATTTATTTAAATTTGGAGCATTAAGAGATTTTATTGTCTTTCCAAAATTAGGAATAAATCCACTAGCCATATATGGATCAACACCCGTTCTTTTTATAGCATTTTGTCTGTGTGCGCGGCCAGCTTTTGATCCAGCAGGAGGATTTATAAAAGGTTGAGCAAAACCAGGAATATATTTTACATCTTCAGCTGTATTCATTACTCCACCAACGGGCGAAGGAACAACTCGACCTGGACTATAACCACCAGCTTTTGCCCCAACTACTTCTGCTAATTTTGTTGCAGTAGGAACATAACCACCAGAACGAGTAACTTGTAAACCGCGAGCGCCAGCAACTTTAACTCCTTGACCCGCTAATTGAGCGGCTAATTGTTTAGCTAATGCAGATTGTTGTTGATATTCAGCTGTTTGTTGTCTAGCTAATTGCAATAATAATTGAGCTTGCGCAGCTTGATTACCCATTGTTCCAGCAAGTGCCTGAGATATTGGCCCTTGTTGTTGCATAATTTGCAGAATAGATTGTTCAATATTTTTTCTATTCTGCGTCTCAGTAGTAATACCAGCAATCTGTGGTAAAGCTTGAGTAAGAAATGAAAACGAATTTTGTATTAGCTTGAAAAGCGTAAAGAAAGCGGCAATAGCGCCGGGGCCAGCTAATATATTGCGTATACCTTTTAATAAACCATTTGCGAATGTAGAACCAACACCTTCTCCTTCAAGAATTTCATTCATACTCTCAACAAGAGATTTTAACTGCTCTGTGCCATATCTAGCTAAAGGTTCAAAAGTAACTTTACCAATATTATTCGCTAGTTGTTGTGCAGATGTTGCAGTTTGACTTAGTAAAGCATCAAGAGTTTTATTTAATTTAGCTGTTGCTATTTCAGCTTCATTTGTAGCTGATGCGCCTCTTTGTAATGCTCCCGCATATACTCCTTGAGATTGGTTCAAATCATTAACAATAGCTTTTAAAATGTTAACCTGATAAACACCCGCGACTTGTTCAGATAATTGCGCTCTTTGTGCATCGGCAAGATTTTTATAAGCTCCAGCAAAATTTTGGAGAATCGTTACCGCTGGTAAAATATTACCTTGAACATCTCTTACAGCAATATTAAACATTTCTAATTGATCAAGAGTTTCAGTACGTTGTAAACGAGTAAAAATTGTTTTTAATGCGTTACCGATGACAGCACCACCTCTTGCAGTACTTTGTTGAGCTGAAGTTACTAATGCATTCAATTGATCAAGACTAACACCCGCCTCTTGCGCTGCCTGACCTGTACGAGATAGAGCTTCGGCAAGATCTCCAGCACCAACAGCGAAATCCTGTTCAACAGCAATCAACTTATTAAGAATTTGGGAAGTTGTTACTCCAGTTGCAGCAAAACCGTTTACAGTTGAAGTAAGCGCATCAACTGCATTGGCAGTACCTATTCCAGCTAATCTAGTCAAAGTAAGCGCATCTTTTGTTCTTTGTAGCGTTTCTTCAGCCTTTAAACCTTGACGAGAGAATTCAAGAGCAGCTTTTGATGCATTATCAAATGTAGATGCGGTTTGCTTACTTACGTTGAACAATTCAGTACTAAATTTCTGTAGTTGACTTGTAGATAAACCAAAAACACGATTTATATCAGCAAGATTTTTTTCTACATCAATAGTAACACTAGCCAATTCTTTAAAACTGCGAATCACACCACCAAGTACCGCAGTAGAAGCCCCGAATGCGATAACGCGAGCGTTAGATGCAGCAAGCGCAGCTTCAAAATCTTTAACGTCGCCAGTTATTCTACCAAGAGGCTGAGAAAAAGCTCTTGCATTTATATTCAAATTGATTTGATTATTATTGGCGAACCTTTGATTGTACGCTTGAACACCAGCTTGAATGGAAGATATCAAAGCTGCTTGATTAGCCGCGACATTAATTTGTACTGCCATATTATTTATTTACACATTAATTTATTCGTTAACTGAATAATTTCATCATGTCATCCATATTCAAAGAACCGCCCTTCTTTTTAGCTTCATCAGCCAAAGATAGCGTTTTTTGACCTTTAGCCTTAAGACCTACATACTCTAAATCTTCTGAAGTTGCCCCAACAATTGAAGTCGCTTGATTTTCCTTATTGTTTTTATTTTCAATTGCTTTTTTAGCATTTTCATTGGCATTTACATAATCAATAATCTTATCAGGATCATTTTTGATTTCTTGTGGCATTTTGTCGTTCTGCTGAAACACGTTCTTAAAAAATCTAGCATAAATTAATAATTTTACTTGATTATATGTAAGATCGCAAACAGATTTACCATAAAATTCAGTTGGATTTTCTGCAAATGGCATATATAAGTTAAAAAAATCCTGCAAAACAAGATATTGAATAGTATTGTCGTTTATGTTTTTATAAATTTCTGAGTATTGTCTTATTATTATTCCCAATACTTCAGCATCTATTTCATCAAATTCTTCTTCCCTAAAAGCCGGAATAGATAATAATCGATCTTTATATAAACATTTTAGAATATAATAATCATTTACTCTTTCTTCTGCATAACTTTCGGCGGTACGTTGAAAAAATGAAGCTCGCGTATTTTTCAGATCGTTTAGTCGTTTTTGCGCCGATTCTATATCAGCGTTGACGCGCATGATTTCTGATTTAAGAAACAGACATTTTTTTTGCTTATGAAAATTTTCTATCAAATCTTCTTCTTGTTTTATTAAAGATTCTTGGCTTTTTGTCCATTGCTTTTCTTCAATCAAGCGTTTTAGGGTTTCATCATTAGTAGGAACTCCTCTATTTTTTGCTTGTTCAAAATAATGATCATATATTTGATCAATATCAACTTGATCCTCTAAAGATAAATGTTTCAAATAAAAAAGATTCTCCAAGACTTTTATCTCAGAGAATCCATTTTTGATATCCCTAAAAGCTTTTTTAAATTTACTCTGTTGGGATTGTTCCATCTATTTCTCCAATAATTCTATCGAATTCTTCTTTTTCTGTATTGCTTGTGAAAAACCAATAACTAATTATACTAGCTAATTTACTATAGCATTTCTCATATATTTCATTCTTATTCTCCTCATAATCAAACATCGTACTTTCCTTTTGTTCAAAGGTCTTACCTGGAAACAACCATTCAAACTCGGCATTCTTTTTGCTATTATCTTTAAATTGAGTTAGATTTAGAACATACCATAGAATGGCTCTATTCTGAGCTTTTATATCGGCAGTATGATTGAACAATGTCATATAACTAGTTTCTTTTTCAATAAGTGTCTTACGTCTCTGCAATATTTCAGAAGTCACTTTTTCGATCTTTTGCCTATAATCTTCATCTCTTTCTGATTCGGGTTTTAGATTAAGAATTGTCAATCTACTTTGAAGATCTCCAATTTCATTCGCCGCTGACACCATAATCTTAGCATCAGCATCACTAATTAGACCACCAGTATCGCTATATTTATTGAGCAACATTGCTTTTGTTAAAATGCCATTTCTAATACATTTGCTCATTTCAATACTAAACTCCATATCAGCTTCTTGCATCTGTTTTCTATTTGGTAGTAAAATATTTATTTCTACAGGAATCTGCTTCTTGACTTTTTCCTTGTATGTGCGCGTAACCTGTTCGCCCTGTTCATTTGTTACTGTTTCATTTTTATCTTCCTCAATTTCGGCGGTTTTAAAAATATTGAAACTGTATAGTGACTTTGACATAATTTATTTATACTAATATATATTCTATAGTTTTTCAACCAGTGTAAAGTAATATATGGCTACAAATCTTATTTCTGCTTCCGAAAGAACTGCCCTTAATGCAGTTATTGACGATATTCATGAGACTTTTGCCCGTGAAATCACTGTTTATAAAGAAGCTTCACAAGTTGTAATAATAACTGATCCTAATTATAATCCATTGTATAATACCGCTGGTCAAACAACTTCAATAGTTAATACACCCGTTTACAAGACATTTAAAGCAAGAATTCATTATAATGACGATATTGGTAAAAAATATTGGAGCGAAAGTGGGTTAGCTTCTCAGATAAAACTAGAAGCAGTTGTAGGATCAATAAGATTAAAAATCAAAGCTACTGATTACGATTATATCAAGGACGCCAGAAGATTTGATGTAGATGGCAAAAGATACGTTCTTAATTCAACTTTTAGACCTCATGGTCTTTTTGATAATCAATATTATACATTATATTTAAAACCCGATCCCTAAAATATGAATCCAGAATGGATAAAAATGTTTCGCGACTTGCAAGCGGACAAAGAATATCAAAAATTAGTAAGATCTTCTATTAACGATGAATTCGAAAAGATAAAACAAAAATATATCGAAGAATTTAATAATCATCCGATTACGCAAGAAATAAAAGGAGGAATTTCTGCTAATAATATATCAGGAACGCTAAATGGCATAACAAATCTATATTCTTTTATAGGTTTTGACGAAGGAACTGATCCAATAAAACCAATAGAAGATTTATTACAAAAATCTAATTACAGAATAGTGTTCAACCCAAACGGTATTGATAGCACGGTAATATTTGATATTCCAACTGCTGCCCAAATATTTGAAATAACGCCTATGCCTTGGGCAATCGGTAGAAGTTGGGCTAGAGGAATTGAAACTGGTATATCAGGTTTAGGCTATTATTTGAAAAAAAAGAAAAATAGCAGATCTGGATTCGGTATTCAAAGCTCCACAAGCCAAGTAAGAATTGGCGCTTCTTTTAAAAATACCAGATATATATCAGATTTAATAAATAGATTCAATAAAGAATTAAGAGATTTAAATAAACTAAAAACATGAAACCAACATTTTCACATAATGTAATGAATAGTTTTTTCCTTTGGTTTGATAATTATTTGATGAAAAAAGGAGACGCTTATAAAACTTACACAACAAAATTTTATAATTATTCTGACGCAAGACTTGGCGGCAATAAAGTTATTTATGGTTCTCCTTATAAACAATGGGTTTATGATAAGAGTATAACTGGAGCAACAATACCTTCTGGTCTCACAATTAATGGATCATTTTTACCCACTGGCACAAGCGGTATGAAATTTGATTTTGATAATGGGCGCGTTATTTTCGATAGCGGAGTTTCTACAAATCTTAATATAACAGGAACTTACACTATAAAAGAAATAAATAGTTATATAACAGATCAACCAGAAGATAACTTAATAATTGAAAATAAATATATTTCCAACAGCAGATTTACAGTAACAGAAACCAGCATCTCTCCATACAATCCAGTAACACCTTGCATTTTTGCATCAATAGAAACAGCGCATAATACAGCTTTTGCATTTGGCGGCGAAGATGAAACAAAATGTTTGATAAAAGTAGTAGCATTTTGTGAGAATTTATATCAATTAGACGGTGTTTTAAGTGTATTTGGCGATTCTTACAATGAATTTTTTAGTGTTATACCAATGACCTCTAATCCATTAGGAGAATTCAGTGAAATAAAGACAGGTTTATATCCTACTGGTTATGACTATAATAATGTAAGCTCCGCTTACTCTTCTCAAAAAATGTTCATATCACACGTTGAAACTTCTAAAATACGAGACAGCGTATTAAAAGAACTGAACCCAATTTTACATATAGGATTTTTAGATTTTGAAATAACTACATACAGATATCCAAGATTATAATTTCACAATTTAAGCTTCCATCTGTAAAAAATTATAACATTTTAACATAACAAATAAAATATATGGCAAGAAATCGTGTAATATATCAAAGTCAAGCTTTATTTATAGCTCCCAGTTCTACTGGCATACAAGTAAGCGGTGTTGGTGCTGGAGGTAGCGGACCTACATCTTCACCGTTTTTACCAACAAGTACTGGATCATTAGCATCTGGAATTTCACTTTTGAAGAAGCTAGATCGTATTCAAAACTGTAATTTCAATTTTACAATCAATAGACAAGATATCAACGAGTTCGGTAAACTAGCTCGTATTGACTCAATCGTTATGGAAACCCCAACGGTTGGTCTTGATTTTTCATATTATGTTACTGATGGCTATAATGAAAGATTATTAGGTTTCAATGTAACAGGAGTAACAGATACAAATATTGCAAATGGCGCTCAAGTTATTTCTGGTCTGTTAGCCGATCTTCAAGGAAACAATTATTATATTCTTACGGTTGATGAAGGTGAAGACGTAGTAGGAGGCACTTTAGCCCCTAACTCAACAATAGTTGGTGTTGGTAATGGTTTTATTAGCGAATATAGTTTTGAGGCTAGTGTCGGAGCTATTCCAACTGCGTCAGTAACTGTTGAAGCTTTTAATATAAAATCTGATGCTTCGGAAAATGTTTTAACAGTGCCTTCAACAGTTGTTGGTGGAACAGTAGGTGGAACACTGGTTACAATTACAGGAAATAGTCCAGCTGTTGATTTATTCGCTCAACCAGCAACAAAACTAACAGATGTTTCTAAAGCATATAAATTAGATTATAGCAGATCATTAACAGGATACGTCAATGATCCCGGCGTTAATTTCACTGGATATACTACTGGATCTAGCACAGTTAGTGCATTACGTCCAGGTGATATTGTTCTTTCTTTAGGAACTAGTCGCGGTATGACCAGCCTAAGTGATGCACACATTCAATCATTTAGCTTCACTCTACCATTAAGCAGAACAATTCTACAACGCCTTGGTAACACATTCGGATTCGCAAGAGTTGTTGATGTTCCAATTAATATGGACATATCAATCAGCGCTATTCTATCTGAGTTGCAAGATAAAAATCTATTTGACGCTCTTGTATCTCAAAAGAATGATCTCTCTATCACACTCAAAGATAGCGATGGAAACGGTAAAATTAGATACGAAATCAAAGAAGCTATTTTACAATCTGAAACATACTCTGAAAACCTCGGAGATAATCAAACAGTTGATCTCACCTACACCGTTCAAATTGGTGGTGCCAACGACACAACTGCTGGATTATTTATGTCGGGCAGTTATCAAAATTCACTTGATTCAATTACCTCAGGATTCTTCAAGCTTGGAACTGGCAAGCTTGGATAATCTATAACAACAAAAAACCCCCAGTCGCAAGACTGGGGGTTCTTTTTTTAATTATGGATTACCATATCCATATGGATAATAGAAATATCCTGATCCTGTAAATATTGGAGATCCATCTTCACCTGCTACTTGTACAGGAGCAGAACGATATAAATTATAACTAACAACAAGCCTCTCCATTTCTTCTCGCGCATCATTTGCTAAACTACGATAAGTTTTTGCGAGTTCATTTTTATTTGTACGAGTAATAGATGTATCTCCTTCGCGTAAAGTTACGAAATCGACAGAACTATCTACGCCTCGCAGAACTTGACGAGTTTTTTTAGTATAAAACTCATACAAATACATTTGTTTATAGATTGCGCGTTCTTCTTGTTGAAATATTCCAGTTGGAGTAAAATTACCATTTTCGACAGTAAATTGGCTATAAATTTTTGTATTTAACATGCCAACATTATTAGCAAGCCAACCTGAAATATAATAAAATTGAGCGTAACCGCTATCAAATTCGAATTCGTTACCAAATATTTCATTTGCTAAATCATTAACGCTATAAGCTACCATATATTGTTTTACACTTTATTATTCAACTTATGAATTAAATCATTACATATAATTTTTGAATAATATTTACTATTTTTAAAAACAACTTCAACATCAAATACTGAAGGTTTTTCAAAGATATTATTTGTGTCATCATAACTTGATTTTTCAATAGTGTTTACGAATACAGTATAATCAGCGCAAAATTCATCTCGGAATCTTTGTAAAGGACACACAAAATCACAAATTACAATATCGTTATATTGACCATGCAAACTCGCAAGATGATTCATTCGTTTTACTTGACGATATCTCCCAGATTCGTTAAAATCCCAATCATTAAATTGCTCTCTTACTTTATCAGCATTCAGCCAATGACATTTATAAAAATTATCAAGCAATAATTTAATATCTGCTGCCAAAGTGGTTTTTCCAGAACTCGGCAATCCCATAATTAATATCTTTAAAAATTTGTTATTTTGCATAATATATGTTATGGTTGAAAAGATTTTTTTTCAATGTTCATTACCACGCAGCGGTTCGACATTGCTCCAAAATGTATTAGCGCAAAATCCCGATTTTTACGCTACACCTACTAGCGGTCTAATTGAAATCTTTCTAAATGCAAGGAATATCTATTCCAACAATATTGAGTTTAAAGCGCAAGATATAAACGTTGTAGAACCTGCTTTTAAATCTTTATGCAAAGAAGGTATGTTTGGATACTTTAATGCAATTACTGATAAAAAATATGTAATTGATAAAAGCAGAGGTTGGAGTGTAACCTATGACTTTTTGAATTGGTATTATCCCAATCCAAAAATTATTGTAATGGTAAGAGATTTGCGAGCTATAGTTGCCAGCATGGAAAAAAAGTGGCGACAACATCAAAACATTGATGCTGGTTTACAAAATTGGAATGATTTACGAAATACCACTGTGGATAAACGTGTAGATTATTTTTTATTACAAGCGCCTCCGCTAGCTGTTAGTATGGATGTATTATACGATACTATATTACGCAAGATAAGTAAAAAATGTTTATTTATAAAGTTTGAAAATTTTACTAGCAATCCACAACGAGAAATGGAACGAGTATATGAATATTTAGAATTACCATTTTATCAACATAATTTTAACAATGTAGAGCAAAAGACATTCGAAGATGATCGCATGCATTTGCCATTTGGCGATCATAATATTCAACGGGTTATCAAACCAGTATCTAATGATTATTTAGACATACTTGGTAAACATAACTGCGACAATATTTATAATAAATTCGCTTGGTTTTATAAAGCATTTAATTATGAACATTAAATTTTAATATCAATAAATCAGTGTAAAAATAATTAATAAACA